TTGTTCACAAGCTTGTTGATGATGGGGAGGTATTGCTTGATGATTTTCGTCTTGATGCCGCCGTCTTTGAGTAGGTGCGCCGCAACGTCGAGGTACTGCTTTTCTTCCGTGGCTTTCTTGCGCTTTTCGATGTAGCCGGTAAGTTCTTCGAAGAGTTCCTTGGACTGATCGTGCGCTTCACCGCTTGCACCACCTGTTCCTGAAAGCTTGTCAACTTCCCGTTCAAGTAGATCAATATAGCGTCTGGTATGGCTAATGCTAGTAGTGGTATTAGCAATGTCGCGTCCGATAGACTGGACCCGCGCATTGATTTCACCAATGTCTCTAAGTCTTCGTAGGACAGACTCTTTCTCATCGTTGAGTTTTCTGAGTCCGACTTCAAGTTCACTGACTTTTTGGTTTCCATCTTCCACCATCTTCTCTTTCCAATCTTCCGATATGGATTGCTTACAGGTCGGGCAGGCATCGTTCGTGACAAAGAACTGGACTTCTCTTTCCAGTTTTGTCTTGTTAGATTCGATGCGCGTGCCTAGCGTCACAAGCTTATGGTGCTTGTTGCGGGAATCTGTCTCGTCGCCAATCTGAGTCAGAAGAATGTCGATCTGTGACTGATGCTCACGCTGCGCCTGCTCAAACTCAATGAGTTGATGCTTGGCATTCTCAATCTCCACCCTCTTCGCTGCGATCATTTCCTGATTGTTGCGCTTGAGTTCCTCTAGGTGTTTCTTATGGAGGTCGATCTTTTCTTTCACGGCTTCCAGACGAATCTTGTACTCATTCATCTGTGTCTTGATGGTCGCAAGCCGATCCTTGACCACCGCATTCATGTTGGAGAAGATCTGAATGTCGAGAAGGTCTTCGATGACCTCGCGACGATCCGCAGCTTTCAACTGCATGAATGGGGTGAAGCTCGCAGTTCCCAAGATCACGATCTGCGTAAAAGACTTGTAGTTCATCTTGAGGATCATGCGCTCAAGCATGTCCTGATAGTCCTTGGCGCGTGCGTCCTGATGGAGCATCGTGTTGTTGAACCAAATCTCAAACACATTAGGCTTGATTCCACGGCGCAACAGATATCGCTTGGATCCTGCCGTGAATTCTAACTCGACTAAGCATTCCTTACCATTGATACTATTGACGATCAGTGGCTTATTGATATTACGGTAGGGCTTGCCGAAGAGCGCGAACGTGAGCGCATCCAGAATGGTAGACTTACCCGCACCATTCTCACCCACGATCAGGGTGTTCTGGTGAGAGTCTAATTTGATTTCTGTGAAGACGTTTCCGGTAGAAAGGAAATTCTTCCACCGGATAGTGTGGAATGTAATCATGATTCGACGGCTAACGCCTCGTTGTATACTTCTCTCAGTATACTCTTAAGTCGCGGCTTTTGCAAGTCAATTTCCATACCCTCAACCACCTTGTCGATGATGGAAAGTGTATCGTCAGCCTGATCAATCACACCGTCACCATTCGGATCAATGAGCGACATGTCTGCCGTGAAATCCTCAACGATGGTAACGTCTATCGGATTGGCTTTGTTGAGAGATTCGATCAATGTCTCAAACAGGAACGAGTTGGACTTCTTCTCCACCACAACCTTGACGTACTTGCCAGTGAACGCAGAGTAGTCGCCGTTCGCCACTTCATCGAAGAATAGGTTATCGTCGTTGTAGCCGATCTTCACGTATATTTCATGCGGGTTGCGAATGAACTCAATCTCGCGAGTCTCGGTATCGAATACATGAAATCCCTTCGGATCATTCCAGTCTGCCCATGTCATCTGGTAGGGAACGCCTGTATAGAGGATGTTGCCCTTCTCGGATCTATGGTGGAAGTGACCGGAGATTACACGTTCATACTTAGAGAGTAGGGATGAATCCATACCTTCATGGCAGAAGTTGCCACGATCCATTTCAAAGCCTGCGAGTTCAAAGTGACCGAAGCAGAAATCGGACTTGGAATTCTTGATGAACTCTGCGACTTCCTTCTCATTCTCTTCGCAGATCCACGGAATCATGTCCATGGGAATACCACCGAAAACGATGGTGGATGGCTTGTCGATCAACAACACGCGGCTATACTCAGGCAGTACCAGACTTGGGCTATTGATTCTGAGTGTATTGCGATAGAAAATATCGTGATTACCTAGCAGGGCATAGAGGCTACCGCGACGATCCATCTGATCGAAGAAGTATTCCTTTGCGGATGCGAGGATGTTGAAGTTGATGAACTTGCGTCGGTCAAACAGGTCGCCCAACTGAATCACGTTGGCAATGCCATGCTCGTCCAGATACGGAAAGAATACCTCTGTGTAGAACTTGCGAGCAAGCTCATTGAACACAGCCGAATCATTCCTCATACCGAAGTGGGTGTCCCCAAGAATCGCTATTTTCATTCGATGAATTTCTCTAATCCTTTCGCGGCAGCGACCTTCGCCTTTTTCTTGGCGCGAGCATCTTCGTACTTTGCAATGAACTCACTGATGTTGTCGTACATTTCGAATTGCCGGGTCATGCCGTCTTCGGATTCCATTTGGTCAAAGTCATCTAGGATGCCATGCATCTCAGTAGACTTATACTTCACATACAACTGCTTTTTCTCGCGTTGAATGCGCCTCAGAAATGCATAATAGCATATCTGGCTGAAATATGCAAATGGATTCTTGGACTTGCGTGGATTAAAGTTATCCACGTACATGACGCAGTTTTCAATTGCGTCACTCACCATTTCGTCCCTGAATGTGTATGAGAGGAAATTGTACTTATGGCTCATGTTCTCGGCAATGAGCATGAAACACTGCCCGATGTAATTCGGGAGTCTCGGCTTGGGAGCCTTCTCGCGCTTTGCCTTGTTCACTGCCTTTCGGTACGCGGTAATTTCCTTTAGGAATAGCTTGTTGTCAACGTAGTTTTCTTTTGCCATGATTTAGTCTTGACAGAACCTCAATGTGTGGGTATAATGAGCGTGTGGCTCTTTGAAGGGTTGATTTAAGAAGAATAGGAACATAGGATCAATTAGGCTTAACAGAGGGATCACGGAGTAGGAAAGGAACGATCTTGTCTTCCTTAGACTTCTTAGGAGTCTTTCTAGGCTCCACGGAATACAGAAACTCCGTAGCATGAATGAATTCTTCTCTAAATGAATCCCTCACATCCGTAGAGAATATGATGAACTCTTTCGGCAGAAAGATGGTGTCATTAGCACAGACGATGGGTGGAACCCATTCACGGACATTGAGCATCTGTCTTCCTGCCATGACTTCATTCTCGACAGTGAAAGCAAGAGGGCGACGGATCTTAATATGTCCCTTCTTTACTTCCACTTCAAATGCGACAATATCCTCATTGGTCTTTAGCTTGTAGAACTTGATAGGTAGGTTGTTCATTGGCGTAGTCCTATGTTGAGTGATTTGATGGAGAACTTCTCGTCGTTATAGATGCGAACTCGTTCCTCATAGTGTTTCAACGCAAAGTTGACATAGTTTCCGTATCGTAGATCGTCCACAATGTCGTACAGGACAGCCTTTTGCTTGTTTTCACCCAAGCGCAATCCTCTTCCGATAGACTGCAATGTTCTAATTTGACTCTTCGTAGGCGAGGCGAAGATAACATTATGTAGGTGTTTGATATTGATGCCGGTCGAGAACGTGCCGTAAGAGGCTACGATGACCGAATCAGTCTCTTCCTCGGTGATGCGACGGACCTCTTCTCGGTCTAGTGTCTCTACGTCACCATGGATAAAGTGAACCTTTCTGTTGGGTAGCCGCTCCTTGATCAGTTGATGAAGTATCCTGCCGTGCTTATCCACGTAATTATACAGGATCAGAGTGTTGCCGTCAAGCTTTTCTGCTAAGTTGACTATGAACCTGTTGCGTGCTTCGTTGGCACACAGGAAGGAAATCTCGTCCGGATAGGACTGTCCCTTGACGAGCTTACTCACTTCTTCTGGATACTTCAACACAAGACACTTGATTTCAAGGTGTGCGAGATATCCCTTGTCCTGTAGTTCCTTTGTCGATGCTACACGCTGTACGGGACCGAATAGCCCTTCCAGAATCAGCTTGTGAACCTTAGACCCGTCGAGGGTACCAGTAGTTCCAATTCGATAGTCGCAGTTGACTAACTGCTCCATGATATGCTTGAGGGAGTCTGCCTTGAACTGGTGAGCTTCGTCACCGATTACAAAGTCGAACTGCGAGAAGTATTTTGCAGGCAGATCATAGACAGACTGCCACGTAGAAATGACCATGGGTGCGTAGGCATCCGTCGTGAATCCCTGATAGATGCGTTGGCAGTTCTTCTCCACGTTCCAACCGTAGTCGCGGAAGTCAGAGTACATCTGCTCGACTAGGGATGTTGTGGGAACGATCAACAGACCGCGCCTCTTGCCGCGTTCGATCAGCCACCGTGCAATCATGTAGATGATCAGGGACTTTCCTGATGCTGTAGGAGAGATTACGATGCCACGTTTCTTAGTCAATGCCCATAGGTACGCGACCCACTGGTAGTCACGCGGCGCAATAGGAATTCCCCATGACGCAAGATGATCCTTCTGAGGCAACTCTGGAATGTTTCCCTTGAGTAGCTCGCAAGAGTAAGAGTAGCCACTGTCCTTGGCAAACTGACGGACATACGGTTCCAGACCCGCATAGATCTTGTGGGTTCTAAGATGGAATAGACGTATCTTGCCGTCCCAATATTTCTTGGCTTCCTTCTTACGGAACTTAGCCGTAGGGACGGTGAAGGAAAAGTATTCTGATAGCTCCTGTGCGGTGCTATCTTCGCATCTTATCCTCGCCCATACGTTAGTTGTTTGTTCAAGATGAATGTCACTCACAGTTCAACCATTACTCCGCATCGCTTGCACGGTCCTGCCGCAGTGCGATTGCTATAGTAGATTAGATCAATATCACCATGCCCACGCAAGGCACACCAGAATCGCTTGAACCAAAGCTTAATGCCCACCACGTTCGAACCTCTCCCATGCCATCCATTCCTTCATCTGCCATGTGCGGTTGTTGAGTTCTTTCATGACGTAGGTGCAGAAGGACACGCACTCTTCGTGGAAGGTAATCTGGCTCTTGATCTTTGCAAGGTCATCGTCGGCATCCATGTACACGTTGAGGTCTGACTTGAGCGTGAACGGAAAAGGCTCCCACCCATATTCAGCCAACGTCTTCTGATCCCCATTCAGCTTGCCGTTGTAGTACATCCACTTCATCTTTCGAAGCTTATTGTATTCTGCCTCGCGACGAGCCTGTGCGAGCTTATGCAGGGAAAGATACTTGTTGTACTTAGAGTGAAGGACCGGGATCTTGATCATCTGACCACCCGCGTCCGTCGTGTCAATCTGTGAGTCAGCTTCCCATTCGGTGATCAACTGGTCAACGTTTGGTGCAATCATATTAGCCATAGCAAAGAATCTCCATTCAAACCATACGGTTATGATACCATATTTCGGTTAGAGAAGTCAAATCCTTTCGATGTTGTAATACGAAAATCTGAATGTCGCGTCGGCAGTGATGATGTTTTCGGCAGAGTCAAGGGTGCTAAATTGAATTCCACCTAGAGTTGTGGGGAAGCAATCCTTGTAATTGATGCGGAAATTAGGGTTATTCTTATTAGTGTAAACTGTCATGGAAGCGTCCGAATACTGTGGCGGCAACTTCACACCGGTTCCACGGCGCATCTGCGTATCGCGGAACTTCTCACCCATCTTGGCATACTCTTCGAACTCCACCGGAAAGGTCATGGCGCGAATCCAGTCATGAATTGCTTCCCAACCACGAATGTCTTCATCTACGAGCATGGTGCAATTGAGGGTATCGTAGATGGCTTTCTCACCCGGAACGTACAAGTCGAGGAATGGAGTATTACGCATCACTTCCGACAGCGAAAGACCCGGAAGGTTGACTGTCTGACAGAAGAACGTGAGTCCCGGCAGGCGAGTGAAGTTGAGCTTAAACTTCGTGCTTTGCAGGATATCGCGATTGGATGGATTACGTTCGATTGCGCCCATTAGTGTATACCTTGTTTGGGTAGGATCATTCCCTATTTAGGAACAACAAAAAGGGGCGGGAATTTCTTCCCGCCCCTGAGTCACTCGGGCTTGCGCCCTTGTTATTATTGTCGCTACGATTAGCCGACGAGGTTCTCGACAAGGAACCTACGGTAGTAGGTGTTCGTGCCGTTAGCCAACGTACCGGAAACCGCATTGTCAGCACCCTGCGAAGAGTTCTGGAATGGGTTGCCAACCAAGCCGTAACGGGTCTTGAAACCGATCTTAGGCTGGAAGGTGTCCGGATTGATGGCGCGAACCATCTGTAGCGGAACGTATGGGCAGTAGAACAGACCTGCATCGTAAGGGGTTGGACCCTTGTAACCGACAACCACGTAGTCCGAACCCGTTACCGAGTAAGGGTCAACGTAGACCTTGAGGCGACCGAATAGCGTACCTGCGAAGGTGTTGCCAGTGTCGTCAACCGCGAGGTTGGTGTTGTTGGTCAATGCGCCCTGATAGTCAAGCAGACCGGTCATCGACAGAGCCGATGCAACGTCCGTGCTGGTGATCAGGAAGTTGCCCTTGCCACGGCGGGTGTCCTTGGCAATCTTGTTGCTTGCGCGTTCGATTGCGAAGAGAAGACCCTTGAACTTTTCAACTGCCCAACGACCCGACGTATCGGAAGTGCTGTTCAGGTTGAACTTAGCCGTGCTGAGTCCGGTGTAACCTACGTTTGCGATAGCGTAGATCGTGCGGATAACTTCACGGTTGATTTCGGCAAGGATTTCGGTGGACAGAATGTTCGAAAGCTCGGCTTCTGCGTCAAGACCGTGAATTGCCTTCAAGTCCTGTGCGAGTTCAAGCGTGTACTCTGCCTTCAATGCGCGGCTCTTTGCGACAACCGAAACACGGTCAATCGTGAAGCCCATCTGTGCCATGCCAGTGCCGAGGTCTTCTGCCGTAGCAGTGTCCATACCGGTACCAGTGTTAGCAAGCACAACGTTAGCAATGTTGCCAGACAGTGCAGCAGCAGTGTGAGTGCCGGTACCTGCCCATGCAGTGTTAGCTTCGTTGTAGAACGCTTCTGGACGACCCTGTAGGTCGGTGTTCGAAGATGCAACGGTGTTAGCGTACTTCGTGCGCATTGCGAAGATCAGTCCGGTAGGACCGGTCATTGGCTGCACGCCGCAAACATCATATGCCATCAGGTTAGGCAGTGCGCGACGTACCAGACCGATGAGAATAGGGTCGAAACCCTTGATGTTCGTTTCGCCGCCGACCACAGGAGACATACCGCCGCCGACGCTGTTAGGCACGGCTTCGAACATGTTGCCATAGGCTGCTGCTTCTTCGCGAAGAGCCTTTTCCTGATTCTCAAGAACCAGTGCGGTCACTGCGCGCTTGTAAGGGTCCGTGATCTTAGCCAGTTCAGGGTGATCAAGGACTGGTGCCCACTTCTGAGCAAAAGTTTCTGATAGATACATTTGGTTTACTCCTTAGAGGATTGGTTATTTAGCAAATTGCTTATTTTGGCAGCGACTTGCTGATTGCTTGTACATAGCGATCCATTACAGGGCTTACTTCCTTGGCATCAGTCTCTACAAGAGCCTGTGGTGCTTCACTTACCTTCTTGCCGGATGGGAAGTAATTCTCGCGAATCACTGCGAGCTTTTGCGAATACTCACCCTCTGTGGTGAACTCTACGCCCTCTGCGAGCGACTTAATCTTAGCGACCTGTACTTCGGACAGACCCTCGCAAATCTTGCGTAGGACTTCCGTTGCCTTCGACTCATTCAGAGCCTTGGTCAATTCTTCGGTTCTCTTGACCTGTTCTGCAAGGGCTTCTTCCTTCGCAGCGACTTGCGCAGCAAGCTCGTCTACTAGGCTTACCTTGTCTTCTGGAACTTCAATGTAGTGTTCCGTGAACAGGTTCTTGAGTCCTGCCATGAAGTCTTCTGCGATTTCAGCACGCAGACCAGTCTCCACAGCCAACTTGTTTTCTTCCATCCACTGCTCGACCACGTAGTTCAGATACTCGTCTACCTGAGAGGTCATCTGCGCTTCTAGCTCAGATACAGTGGACTCCATGATTGCTTCGTTCTCGGCAGCAACCTTCTCGACAATTGCTTCCACGCGAGCGCGGACGGCAGCTTCGAAAATGGTCGTTGCCTTGGTCTTGAATTCCTCGGACAGTTCTTCACCGTTGAACAGTGCGTCAATGTCATCCTTACAGGAACCCATGTTCTCGGAAACGAGCGACTTGAGAGCTTCCTTACGGGCAGCTTCGACTTCTTCGGCAGTCAGTTCAGGCTGTGCCTCTTCCTTGACTTCTTCCTTGTCGTCGTCTTCCTCTTCGTCCTCATCTTCCTTGTCGTCATCGCACTTCTCGCCCTTGGCTTCTGCGACAACTTCCTCGGCAGTCTCTTCCTCTTCGGAAAGAGCGGCAAGTTCTGCCAGTTCTTCCTCAGAAAGCGAGTTGAGGTATTCTTCGATTTCTTCCTCGGTCAACTCAGGAATCTCTTCCTCAGACGATGCCTCTTCCTTTACGGCAGGCGCAGCGTTCTGACCGGGACCGGGCTTCGCAGCTTCTTTAGCCTTTGCGGAAACCTTTGGACCGGTTGGTTCAACTTCGGTCGTAGGTGTTTGTCCACCGAGGTCTTCGGCTCCTGCGCCGGGACCAACTGGCATAGCATCCTTCTTGGCAGAACCAAGGGACGTTGCGAGGATTTCGGCAGCAGATTCAGATAGGGACTTGCTCATGTTCTAACTCCTGTTAGGGTACTGTTATTTAGTAAACTCAAAGTTTTGACAAGAAATTCTCAAAGATTCTCAGAG